CACGCGCTCGTCGCCGAAGCTCTTATTGAGCAGATCACTGCATTCAAGGAGCACAGACTCGTCGAGTACAGCCGCGTCTATGATGCGGAAAGCGACGGCGAGCAGCAGTACATTAAGGTGTTCCCGCCCGCGCTGCTCGCGCAGGCCATCAAGTTCCTGAGTGAGAACGGCATCGACATGCCCGCACAGTCGGGCAACCGCGTCGACACGTTGAAGAAGGCCATGCCCGACTTCGACGAGATGGAACGCGGCAACGTCGTGTCAATCCGTAAGTAACAAACCAAACATTAGTGTTTGTCGGTCGCCATGTACCAAGGCTGGCGACGCTGCCTCCAAAGCAGTGTGTGTGGGGTTCGATTCCCTAGCGACCGCCCAATAACCCGAGGAGGGTTCCGTGCCCATATTTGAATTCGAGTGCCCCCGTGGGCACGTGACGGATCAGCTCGTCCCCGTGCGGGATGCTGCCGTCAAGACGTGGCCGTGCCCGGCCTGCCTCGCTACGGCGAAGAGCATGGACGACATCTGGCTCGCGAAGAGAATCCTGTCACCTACGGTGACGAACTTCAGGTTCAACGACAGACGGGGGCGCTAATGGACTACCCCACATGGGTCGTCACGGAGTCGGAGCAGAAGCTCCACGATGACTTCCGAGCGATGCTCTGGCTCATCTGGCGCCACCTGCGCCTGCCCGATCCTACGCGCCGTCAGCTTCGCATTGCGCGTTGGCTGCAAAACGGCCCGCGCCGCCGCATGGTCGAAGCCTTTCGCGGCGTTGGCAAGACGTGGCTCACGTGCGCGTACGCCCTGTGGCGTCTCTACCGCAATCCCAATGAGCGCGTGAAGATCGTCTCGGCGAACGAAGAGAAGGCCATCGAGAACGCGACGTTCATTCGCCGCCTGATCGAGGAAGTGCCTGAGCTTCAATTCCTGAGACCGCGCGGCAGTGCCCGTGACTCCGTGCTGGCCTTCGACGTCGCCCCCAGTGCCGCCCACCCTACACCTTCAGTGTCCTGCTGCGGTATCACCGGCCAGATGACAGGCGGTCGCGCCACGCTGCTCATCAGTGACGACGTGGAAGTCCCGAAGAACTCCTTCACGGAAACCATGCGGGAGCGCCTCGCTGAACTCATCAAGGAATACGACGCGCTCGTGGTCCCCGAGGGCTTCGACATCATCGTGCTTGGCACTCCACAGACGGAGCAGTCGATCTACAACACGATGCGTGGGCGTGGCTATGCCTGCCGCATCTGGCCTGCCCGCTACCCGACGCTTGAAGAGCGTGAGGTCTACGGGACGGCTCTTGCCGAGGACGTCAAGGAAGACTTGATCGAAGACCCCGCATTGGTCGGCAAGTCCACCGAGCCGGGCCGCTTCAGCGACTCCGACCTAGCGGAGCGCGAGCTATCGTACGGCCGCTCAGGCTTCCGCCTGCAGTTCATGCTGGACACGTCCCTCAGTGACGCCGAGCGTTACCCTCTGAAGCTGTCGGACCTCATCGTCCTGAGCGTTGAGAGTTGGCGCGACAAGGCGCAGGACCGCGTTGGCCCTGTGTCCCTACAGTGGACTCGTGATCCTCGCAACGCAATCTCTGAACTCGCGAACCCCGGCTTTGCCGGTGACCGCTTTCATCGCCCGCTCTTCATCAGTGAGGAGCAAGCCAAGTGGCAAGGCACCGTCATGGTGATCGACCCCTCGGGACGCGGCGGTGACGAAACTGCGTACGCCATCGTGCGTGCGCTCAACGGTACGCTGTACCTCGTGGGCAGCGGAGGCTTCCGCGACGGCTTCTCCCCGGAGACGCTGTCAGCGTTGGTTCTCGCCGCCAAAGAAAAGGGCGTGAATCACGTGCTCGTCGAATCAAACTTCGGCGACGGCATGTACACCAAGCTCCTTGAGCCGGTGTTCGCGAAAGACTACCCCTGCACGATTGAGGAGTACCGAGTCACAGGGCAGAAGGAGCGTCGCATCATCGACGACCTTGAGCCCGTGATGAACCAACACAGGTTAGTTGTCGATGAAGCTGTTATCACGGATGACCTCCGCCTTGCGAGTGATGATCCGCAGTACAGCTTGTTTTACCAACTGACTCACATGACGAAGGAGCGCGGTGCGCTTCGCCATGAAGACAGACTCGAAGTTCTCGCACGCGCCTGTCGCTACTTCCGCGATCAGCTCGCGGTAGATGCGACCAAAGCTGAGGCACAGCATCGAGCGAAGCTGCAGCAGGTGGAGTACGAAGACTTTATGAGAAGGTGTCGACGTGAAGTACGATCTTCTACGTACCACGGGTTGCACTCAGGTGTAACCACAAGTGTACGTCAGGGTGTGTTAAGACGACAATCATAGTCCTTCAACGAAGTCAAGACCTCAAAGGGGCACTTTGGGGTCGACTTCGTCGAAGAGAGACATATCCAAGGGAGTCAACTACTTACGTCTTTCCGACGAACGGTAGTTGACTTCCTCCTCGATTCTGTGCAACGCGGGCGTAAGAGGTTCTTAGGTTATACCTTAGGTGTCTCTTCAGGTGTCACCTAAGGTTTCAGATAAGGTTCTCCTGAAGGTTCTATCTCAGATGTACCCCGTGGTCGTCTTCACCTATCTGTTACCTACAGTCCACCTGATGTACACCAGAAGGTACACCAGCAGTTACACCGCTGTGTCCCCTGTGGGTTGAACTGCTGTGGACACTTCTGTGGACACATCAGGTGATACCGTAAGTGGAACTTAGGGGGTACTGTAGCTCGACGACTACACAGGACACCTTAGGTCCACCTGTGGTGTCACTTAGGTGCTCTCCTACGCTGACGCTGTACGTACGTCCCCGTGAAGTCTCTCGGTAAGGCTTCCTTGAGCCGGAGAGAGTCCACCCTGAGCCTGCGCAGGCGTGCAGACGACGCTGATGCCGTCTGGCTCTGCCCGAGAGCAATGCGTCTGCGGAGTAGCTTCACCCGAGGGTCGTCCTTAGGTGCAACCTGTAGGAGCAGATGCAGGGCTCGGAGGTCAGATTCGAGGGCGTCCTTGCGCTTCATGCGCCGGATGGTACACAACTCCACGTCGGGGTCTATCCCCTGAGGGGAAGCTTCCTGCGAAGGAGAGGCTCTCAGAGGGGCGCAGATGAGTTTTGGCTAGGGGGGTAGCGCCCTGCACCCGATCTCGGCACCTACCCCCCCTTCATGGGGGGTCCGCTGCGATCCTCAGGGGTGACCGAGAGTGCCACTTGGGGGTCTCCTGCCGTTCTGACGAAAATCTGTGAGGCGGGGTCGATAGATCGAACGACCTGAAAACCCCCCTTAGACCCCTTCTAGATTCGTTCTTGAGGCCGTTTTGGCGTGTTCCGTGGATGCAACATCTACCGACACGCGTGCTCATTCAGGCACTTGCGTGCAGCGTGACCGACTGGCGTGACACACAGGGGCACATCGAGCGCAACCTCGGGTGCCAGCGAGCGGGCAACGAGGGGCAGAGAGCGCGTGTCGGCGCCGCGTTCGTGCGTCCCTGTGCGCCCCTCATCAGTTTTTTTCGGACTGCCACGCCCGCCCTACCTCGCGCCTACGCTGCACCTACGCTGCACCTACGCTGCACCTACGCTGCACCTACGCTGCACCTACGCTGCACCTACGCTGCGCATACGCTGCGTTCGCTGCACCCACGGTTGCGCCTGAGGTGCGCCTGAGGTGCGCCTGAGGTGCGCCCACGGTTGCGCCTGCCGTCCGCCCGTAGGAGGCGAAGCCGACTGTCCTCAGCTTGAAGGAGAGACTTTCCGATGAACGGTAGTTGCAACGTGGGAGAGACTGCGGTTAAGATCGCGCCACATTGAGATTGCCATAGGAGACACGATGATGAACAAGTACACGATCAAGTTGAACGCCAGTAAGGCGCAGTCATGACCGCGCAGCAACACGCCGAACTGCTTCGCATCGTGCCGTGGGACCGAGAGCACGGCGCTGCTGCATTCGCACGTCGGCACGGGATGACCGTTCCGGCCGTCTATCACTGGCGACGCAAGCTCGGGACTCCGATGGCGCAATGGTGCGGAAGGGTAGCGGCCTGAATCACTCACACGGGAGACACTTACAATGTGCAACTCATGCGAAGTGCTCGCCATCAATGGCGTGCGTTGCCACGAAACGGGATGTCCCGAAGCGTGGAAAGACTACACGGCCAAATGCTTTGAATGTGGCTGTGAATTTGTCCCTGAAT